ATAGCCATAAACGGTATATGATTATTGAGCGTCATTATAACGCAATTTTGAAATACTTCAGGTGAGGAGGACAATACGGTTTGAATATATGTATCAGTATTACCTATAGTTGACTGCGTCTTGTCAGCGCCGTTTTTAAATACCATACATTTAGAAGGTGATAAAGTTCTTATTATATGAAATTCATTCTTACCATAATACGGATCATCGACGGTAAAAAGTAACTCAACTTTTGTTTTACCCTCGGTTAAGTTATTAGGTATAAAGTTTTTCTTAATATCGCGTAAGGTGCTTCCAAATATAGAAAAATAAAGAGCATCAGCAACAGTACTCTTACCAACGCCATTTCTTCTATCTTCTTTATCCCTATTAATACCTGTAACGATATGAAGACCTTTCTTAAAGTCTACTGTTACAACTTCTTCCCCAATAGATAAAAAATTCTGTATTTTTAATTCTGTAAATGTTACGTATTTCATTTGCTTCTATCTTGAGACCTCTTATATAATTCTGTTGTATATTTGCTTACTTCGTTTTTATTTTCTATATCTAATAGATTAATAAATTCATCGATAGCCTCCATAATATCAATACCTGATAGGTCATATTCACCTTCTTCAGTAAACTGTACTTTATTATAATTAACGTCATAATCGATTCTGAGATCAAATGGTTTATATGTTAATAGTTTTGCAACTAATAAGTCTAAATGCTCAGTATTAATATTTTTATCAACAATAAGTTTAACTATATTATTTGATACAATTTCGTTAAAGAACATCGTAGGATCTTCTTCATATATTAGTTTTGAAAGAAATACTTTTATATGCTTAGGAGTAATTGTATTTTCTATAAACTCGTAATTTAATGCATCATCAAATATATAAAATCCTTTCGACTGCATAGAGTCTCCAAAATCCATCTCATACGGGTTACCGACATATATGATATCGTTGCTGCCGAAAGTTCTGTTAGCTCTTAAATGAAAATGACCTGAAAAGATCAATGGTGCTTTATTAGAGAGCTCTTCCGGGTTATCTCCATGGTCGCAAATCTTAAACGAATTCATTTTAAAATTTACTAGCTCAAAATGACCAAATATTAGATCACTCTTAGGTATATCACTTATAGTAGTCCCCCATGGGCAAAAAGTTATCTTATGATTATTAATTGTCGTAGTATGCATTTTATCATAAACTATTATATTTTCATACCCCTTCAATATACTCAAACTGTTTATTTCACTAGTGTCTTTATACCAGGCATCATGATTACCGGTTATCATAGTAATTTTAAATTTTGCAAATTTATCTAAAAAATCTTTTGCAAAATTTAAAGTTTTAACAGATATTTCGTCTCTATAATGAAAGAAATCGCCACAAAATATAATATCGGTAATGCCTCTATCGTTAAGTTCGGCAATATACCAATCAGCCCATTTATTAGCTACCCCTAACCAGAAGTCGCTATTTTGATGAACCCCTAAGTGTAGGTCTGAAAATATTGCAGTTTTAGACATTACTAATCGTTAGTACTCAAGATCATCTGGATTAGGCTTAACATATACCATACCGTCAGTTGCATCATCCATCTCTTCTTGATAGATCTTCTCTTTATAATCAGTAAGCGTTTGATGATGTTTTTTCTCTTTTTTTATCCTATTAATAAAAGCGTGAAACGCTATAGTAGTAAAATAGGAGAAAGGGTTATATTTCGTATCAACGTCAAATTTATGATTCTTAAGAGCGGTATACATCTTTACCAATGCATCACCAATCATCTCATCTTTGTATGTATAGTTTATAAAGTTAGATTTATTACCTAATCCATACGCAATCTTTTTAAGCGAATTAGCTAGGTCAAAAACACAAACATCTGTCTTATAATATGTTCTTATCTGTTCTTTAAATACTTCCGGATCAACATAATATTCATCTATCTTAGGTTTCGGCCCTCTTTTTTTAGGCTTCGGTTTTTCGGTCACAGGTTTGTCAGTCATAGTATGTCTTAATTATAGTACATAAACAGTTACTTTTCAACTATCTCTGTTATATTAAATGGTATTTTTTCTTGAGCATAAATCTCTTTTCTTTTTTCTACATGTCGTTGACCATATCTTAAATCATCTGCTAGATCAATAATCATTAATTTTTCCTTATCATCATGAAGTCTTAACCCACGTCCAATTGATTGAATAGTTCTTATAGAGCTTTTACCACCAGCAGCAAACATAATCATATGTATATTTTTAATATTGATGCCTGTACTAAAAATAGAACTCATAGCAATACAAATAACATTACTATTGGCTTCCATAATTTTTTTAATCTCATCTCTGGTTTCAACTTCAACTTCACCCTTAACAAAAAATACTTGCTTATCTGTATATTGACTTAGTTTATCATATAGAGCATCACCATGCGCAAGGTGATTTACCAATACAAGGGAATTGTTATTAAATTTACCACATATATTATAGATAACATCGTTACGAAAATTATTAGCGTATAAAAAATCTAACTCTATTTTATAATTATTTTGACCTGATGCATATAGAGGTTTATCTTTATAGCCTATTTTTAGGATAGATGTTTTTGCAATAGTTAAATGTTGTTCTGTTCTTAAACTATAACTATCTTTTTCATAGACTATAGTACCAATCTTTCCTATAATATTCCATTCATCAGGTTTATTATCTGGTAGTGTGCCGGTTAAACCAAACTTATGTACGGTTTTAATCGACTGAACCATTTTACTAATTTTATTAGTCTTTTTTAACTTATGACATTCATCAATAATAAGCATATCTACGTCCTGTAACCAATCATTATCTTTAAATTGACTCTGCAATATTCCGAGGTTAGCAATAATAACATTAGCAGTTAGATCAGGTTTTATTTTACCAGTCCATCTCGTATATTTAAAAAGAGCATTATAATCTTCAAAGTCCTTAAACGTCTGATTAACAAGTCCTAAATCTGGTACTATTAGTAAACATTTAAATTTACCTTTCCGTTGCAAAAAAGCACTCATTAATATTGAGCATATAGTTAGAGTCTTACCGGCCCCTGTACCCATCTTTAATATACCCCTGCCGAATTTAATAGCATTTTCACACGCTGCTATTTGATAATCTCTTAATTTATGCGTAAGATTATCATAAACTCTCGCATCTTTAAGACCAGGCTTTACTATAGCTGTTATATTAGGATCTATACGAATTTCTACCGAAGGGTAACGTTCCTTTATATGTCTTAGTATATCATAAAACATGCCCGGTTCAAATAATCCTGTAGGAGTTATACAGTATAACCTATTCGCGAAAAAACGTGCGCGACCTCTCATACGGAAGCGCGCTGTTTCATCTTTTACACTAAAGTGTTCGCGGATATCAGAGAAAGAATCTCCGATCATGCGTATTTTATTACGCTCATTTATAAATTCTATCATAAAGTTTCCATCTTCATAATTTCAACAATATTTTTAATGTCAAAACTAAGTGCACTAAATGTCTTCTCAACTTTTTCTAAAAACTCGACAGCTAATTCTTGCTCATCGATTCTAGATTGTATCTCTATCATCCTTTCATGTTGATAGGCAGTCTTTTCAGCTACCGGTAGTGTAATTTTTACCGGCGATTGTTGAATAATCTGCTTTGATATTTCTTTCTTTAAGTTAAATCTTTCAGCTTTTAAGTCTATGAGACGCTTCTTATGATTAATAAGCTTAGTTACCCAGTGATGCTTTCTACCGGGCGTTTTCATTGAGACTTCTTTAATGTTGAATTCGTCAACTTTTAACTCATCTTGTATTTCTTTTGCATATTGATCTATAATACTCACCATTCTATTATAAATACATTTATGGAAAAAACAAGTCTTTATAAAAAATATTTTTTAGAATCTATTAATGTGCGTAAAAATAGTAAAGGATTAATGGGATCAAAGACACGCGTTCATAAGGATAAAAAGAAAGAAGAATCCAAAAAGAAGGGTAGGAGCAAGGTTAAGGCAGAAGATGAAAATACAGTAGGTGGAGGTGCTTTAGGTGCTGCGGCAGGGGCTGGTAATACACAAGGAGACTTTTACGCGACAGGCGATGCTCGTATACCAACGGTTCTAGGAGGAAAAATTCAAAGAAGAAATCCTCCTGCTTTAACAATGAATTTATCTAAAGGTAGCGTCTTTTCTGGAAACGTGTCCACTAAAAAGAAACGTAGAAAAAATAAAAAGAAGAAGTAAGTACTTCCATGGATACAGGCATTTGGAAAGTTTACGGTACTGTACCGGAAGATGCTTTTGGTTTTATATATGAAATCGTTAATATTACTAACGGTAAAAAATATATAGGTAAAAAACAAATGAAACGTAAAATTAGACGTAACCCATTAAAAGGTAAGACTCGCAAACGTGTAGATTTCATAGAGAGTGATTGGAAAACATATACCGGATCATCTGATGCTCTTAATATCGATATTGCGACTTTAGGATTAGATAAATTTGTTTTTAAAATATTAAAGTTTTGCAACAGTAAATTTGAATTATCTTACTTTGAAGCTAAAGAGCAATTTGAAAGAGATGTTTTACTGAGTGAAGATTATTATAACGGCATTATAAACTGTAGAATAGGTAAACCACCTAGACTATTTTTGGAACAGTATTATAATCAAGATAATGGCTAATCTTGATCTCGGAGTTTATAATTTATCCCTAGTTAATTGCAATAGAATATTTGTAAAATATGCTAGTGATAGTATAGTTAATGACCTCCACAAATATGGATTATTGGAAAAAAGCTTATCAAATACAACTGTTCGTAAGATATTTTATCATCACACCATTCTTAATTTTTGTGACGCTATCTTAAAAAATAAAACAGATAAGAAGAGTGTACTATTTTTTAACAATACTCAATTAGAAGACTGTTCTCTATTACAATTTTTTAACGAAGATGATATTATAAAGTATATTTCAGCAGTTATTAATAAAATGAAGCTTATCTTACCGGTTAAAACATATATTAGTAGATATAGTGTGCCGTATTTTAAACATTTATTAGAAAAACAGCAAGGTCGTGGTCATATGCTGTTAAACGATATTCAACAAAACACAGCAAAAGATTTTACAAAGTATTCTTTTAGTAAAGCAAAGCAATTCGCTAAGAGGTATGAGCTGATATGGCTCAATCAAGAGTATTTTAATTATTTGTCAACTAAATTTCTATTGATTAAATAAATATTATTATGGATA